ATCGGAATATCCAAATAGCACACCATCACGATAATGTGCATAAACATTAATATTAGGATGTTCTATGATCTTATGATCGAATTCTTCAGCAAAATCAACGAGCTCCAAGAATTCATTAGTTCCTTTTTGAACAAGTTTATATTCAATTTGTGGCCTCATATTTATTAATTAAATCCAACCAGAATATCATCTGGATTGGCTATGGTTTGTGTATAGTTAGCAAATCTGTCAGCTTGTGCCTTCAGAATATTGTTGCGAGTAGAGTTACTACCGCACACCGCGCATGGCAAGCAATTATTTTGCCCAGTTGTGAATGGAATTGACGAGTAAATTGGAACCACGGGATCATCACCGAATGGGGAGATGAACTTGTTTGGGAAGCTAGTGACCTCTTTGGTTGCTGTGGTGATGCTTGGCATATTAACAAGGGTTCTGCGCTTTAAATTGTTGAGCAGCGGAGGTTGCCGATTGCATCGCAAGCACTCCTGCTTCCTCTTGAGCGTGTTCAAAGCTGATGTAGGACAAAAATGTTGCCGATGCCGTAGCCGAAATCGATTTCGTTGGATCAGCGTTACAGATCAGCGTTACAGTCTTCCAAACCTTCGCACTATATGAGTTGTCGTTTGCGGATTGTTGCTCGTATGGATTTGGAAGTAAATCAATCGACAATGTTTCACCAGTCTGTGCAACAACGCACGATTGCGTCTCATCACCCTGCGGTACACCAGTTGATTTCTCCTGCCAAGGATCCATGAAGAGTCGAACAATTTCCACTCCAAATTCACCGCACCACTCGATTAGTAACGAAAATGCCTTATCGACATCATCTGTCAGATATGACTCGCAAGTTGAAACAAGGGAATTGCGTTGAGCCGATTCAGTCGTAAGTCTTCGGTATTGGGAGTTCAAAAACCCTAGATTCTTAATCTCAGATTCGTATGGTGTATTTTCCCACTGGTAGTCAGAAGTGACTGCCAGAATGCGTTTCTCTAGGATTGAGTTGTACGATCCCTTGCTGCCTCTGTATGACACTTTTAGATCAACTGTGCCACCAATCTGCGTCGATTCAATCTCAGCATAGACAAACTTCTTTAAATCCATTTCATCACCAAGCAATGGAGTTTCAAACTGCGAGTAAATCCGATTGTAGAGTGTGGTTGTGGTTTTGTCTGGGTTGATCTGAAGGTAAGAATCCACTCGTTCTGGTTGGAACGATTCCCAGAGATGGTTGAATGATCCATCGTTTGTTGCTGCGTAATCCACAGAAAAATGGAAGCATCGAGACTGCCCGTCAACAACACCTGTAGTCCATTCAACTGGACGAGTTCCTGTCCAAACTCCAGCCCATGCTGGGAACCTGCTTTCCCCACTGCCCCATTCGGAAGCGGCAGCATAATCCATTACCATCGTGTCTGAATTTAATGTCTGCAAGTAAGGGATAGAATAGAGCAAGTAGTTCTCAAAACCCGTGGCACAAATCTTGGTTGGGTCTGATGCCATCAATCTTTTAGCCCTTGCCATTTCAACGTCTTTGAATAGCACCTGCGAAGACAGATATGCAGTAGCAGCAGGATCCGCTGTCATCAGACCACCTTGAGAGTACCACCACATTTGACCTGCTTGGAAAGCGATTGATTTTCCAGCAATGCAACCAACAGTTGGGTAAAGTGTAGATTGGAAGTTTTCAGTTGTGACCCATTGATCTCGATCAAGGATGCCTGATTTAAGCTGGAAGGTAGAACGATCAGTAAATACGATCAGACGAGTTGACGTATCCTGACCGACATAACTAGTCATGCCAGTGATAGGACGTGAAAAGCTAAAGTCACCACGGGAAGTGCCTGTTGTACGTTCTTGAAATGAGGTTGGATCACCTAAATCTGATGCTAGTACAATATTTTTATCTGCAATCCACATTCTGTTTCCAGAGTATGCCATCCAGTATCCAACGGGGATCGTGGAAAGTTGAACACCTGCCTTATCAGCACCATCCCAGTACGAAGGGTATGAAATGCCATCTTGGATCATTACGATTCGATGCGCTGGTGTAGCGAACTCTTGGGAGCCAGTCGATAGGTTTGCTGAACGTGTGGCAAGTGCAAATACAAATTGATCGACATCTGGTGACATCGAGATGTTTTTCAGACGAAAATCTTCCCAGTTGCTTGGCTGGACTAGAGGAAATGGAGAGAAGTAGACGTTTCCATTCACGGCAAATACCATGTAGGACAACTCGCTTGCAACAACACCATTTCCATCCACGTCGAAGATTTTAGCTGGAGTTGTTGTAATTACCCCATCCCGATCTTGTGTGAGTGCAGCTTCCTTTTGTTTGTTAGAGGAAAACAAAACGCCACCTTGGAAGTTGCCAGCGGGAAGGGAGAGTTGCATTTTATGCCCCGGCCTCGTTTGAACAATGCCACCACGGACAGTTACATTTACACCCCACTTGAATTGGTTCTCAGGCAATGACCAAGGATTGCGAACGGAATTTACTCCTTGAATCCATCCTGTTGAGACTTTTTTAAGTCTTCCTGATGTAATGTTTTCACTTTTCATTACTAGAACATAACTGGATCAGTTCCATCACCATAGGTCAAATCATTAATTTGTGGCGGAACAAAAGCGTGACCATCTTGATGTTCTTGCTGATTCTTCAGGTATGCCAAAGAAAAGCCCCAGTAACGCAATGCCTGTTCAGCAAAGTCCTTATCCTCAAGGTCACAAGCGTGTACAGCAGTGATGATTGCGCGTGTATGCTCAATCGGGATAAAGTCGTACTTTGAAGTGATAACTGGAGGCTTAATACGATAGGCAATTCTTGCCCACGCGCATGGTTTGCCAATGCGAATCCTGCGGTATTGTGGATTGACTTCTGTAGGATGGTATTGACCAATCAAAGTCAAATCGTTGCTGCGTCCGTAGTCCATTGCATACAAACTAACAAACCCATCCGTGATTGGCTTTTGAATATTAGCAACACTCTTGACCAAGATTGGATCTTGAATGGCATCAACGAAGAACTTGCTGTCCGTGGATAGTCCGCTTGTCAAAAATGAAATCCTGCCAGTTGTGCTAGTTAAATTCTGAGATTGTGACTTTGTAGTGTACAATTCAAACTCATCGTTGTCGATGCGACGAACAAAGTATGTCGTTCCTGCCACAAGACCAGATGGAAGTACATCACCAGAATCGGCTCGTACAGTCACCGATTGACCCGTAGTGTAAAGCGAAGCGTCAGCAACGATACTAGTGGATGGGGATGCCGTAAATGTGCGTTGGATATCGAGCGACAACTGACCAGTGCCGGGGGTTGTGATTGGAACCAGAACTGATGAAGAATACACGTTAACACTATCTCCAATCACCCTAACTTGGTAATCCGTTCCAGCAACCAAAGGAGAAGGAAGAACTCCGCTTGTAGAGAATTTAACAGTCTCATTTTCCTGCAAGAACTGCACGGACGAGGGTTGGATTAGATTGTTGTATGGAAGCGGAGAGACAGAGAATCGTTTTGCGTAGTACGATTGACCAGTTCCGAATGATACCACACTAATTTGACCAGTTGTTCCACCAGCAATGGCATCTACCGATGAGGTATATGCCCTAGCAACCGATGTAGATGATACATTGAGATATGCGGGAGTTGAACCATTATCAATTGCAGGACTGGTTGTTGGCAACAAATAGTCAGTTCCCCAATAAATGGTTGATGGGGTGGTTAAATTAGTGAAATCACCTAGCCACTTGTTAGTAAATGCAACTCCAAACACGCGAGATAACACAACATAGAATGTTCCAGTTGCAGAAGATGTAATGTTAATCTTGCTGAAATCAGCGTTCTTAACAGTGAATACTCCAGTGGACGAGTTTAATGGAGTTTCTGCCCTATAAGATGTTCCAGAAAGCAATGGGGATGGAAGTGTGCCAGTCGAAGAGAATTGAACGAATACACCAGTGGATGGTGTGATTGATACTGTCGGTGGAGTTGTGTAGCCAGTGCCACTTGTTACCACATTAAGTGCAGTTACAACACCACCCGCAATGTTTGCTGTTGCAGTTGCTCCAGATCCACCACCACCAGTTATTTCAACCTGCGGAGCATTTACATATCCAGAACCACCAGAAATTTGAGTGAATCCAATAACAAACGATGTTTGAATGGTAGCATTTGCAACCGCTTGAGTGCCTGTTTTAAGTTTAACCTTTAATGTTCCAGTTGCGGGAGAAGAAAACGCTTCAATCGTTCCAGTTGCAGGTGTTGTTAAACTAGAGGAAACAGTGTATGTAAATGTTGTTCCAGATGCGGTTAATAGCGTTTTATTTCCATTGTATCCATCAGGATTAGCACCACTAATTGCAATAACCTGACCCGGACTAAACCCATGTGCAGCAGTTGTTGTTGCAGTTGCGGTTGTTCCTGCTCTTACTAATCCAGTTGGGCCTGAAACAATAGAAACTGTTTGTCCGATTTCAGTAACAAGCTGATATGTAAATGATGTGGAACTTAATACTGTTACAACGAAATCTCCATTGTAAGCGGCTTGATCTGCTCCAGATATTGTGACTGTATCACCAGTTCTATAGCTATGATTTCCAGATGTATTAACAGTAACTGTAATACCATTTGTAACCATTGATGTGATATTAATTAATGGAGATACAGGAGGAGCGGAAATTGTTACAGAAGGTGCGGTTGTGTATCCGAATCCGGGGTTATCGATCACAATCGATGACAACTGGTATGTAATCGAATTACGAATAGCATACCCAGTCGCAGTACTCACGGAAATCGTGCTTCCCAAGGGAGGTGCTGGAGGAGCGGAAAATGTTACTATAGGATCGGCAGTGTACCCAGAACCTTGATCAGACAAGTTAACAGAGGTAACACTTCCAACCACGATGGGAGTGAAGTTTGCTCCCGCTCCAGATGGAGACGCAATGGAAAGACCCGGTGCGGTGATCTGGCTGGCTTCTCCTGCCACAGCAGATGCTGGAATTAGCTTAATAAGCGAAATCGTACCAACTCCAGCCGATGTGATCTTAATTGGATTTACAAAATTCGCAGGAGAAGATGCAAGTGCGTCCGCTTGTGTCGTATGGATCGAAACCGCTTTTGTATCTACAATGTTAACAAAGTAGTTTTGGTTTGCCAACAAAGGTTGTGGAAGCGTTCCACCAGAGGTGAAGACTTGGACTTGATCACCTTGGGTAAGCAAGTGATCAATACTGAATGTCAATTTTGTCTCTGGAACGATTTCCTTTCGGATATCGACGTTGATTGGATTCGTTGACCCAGTCGTGTGAACTTCGTTAACATTTGCTTGTGCGTCAGAGATCGAACTAAAAACTTGCAGGTGCGTTGCGTCCAGCAGATTTCCAAAGTAGGTAACTCCAGATTTAATGCCAATAGGCAAAGTTTGCCCAGATGGGAAGGTGATTGGATTTGCAGTCGTTATTTCGATAGTAGGAGCAGATGCGAATTGAAGAGCAGTCACGACAAATGAAGTCCTTGAATCAAGGAATTTCAATGGCCCTGCTCCTACTATACTTTGGAGGGAAATTGGATAATTACCTGCCTGTGCGTTGAGGGAATCGTTGTAGATTTGAATGGTCAGCGCATCGAGAACACCAATGTAGTACGTCTGACCATTGGAAAGCGGGACTGGGATAGTTCCAGAAATCGCAGTAATAGCCATTCCCTGACCAGAATCTAGCGTGTGAGGGGTTGCGGACGCAAACTTGCTAATCGGGGTTATAGTGACCTCACGGGTGCGAATAGTGGCATCGTCAGGAGCAATCGTTCCATAAGCGAAATCAGATTGCGAGTGGATTGGAATGAGTAGACCATCAACTCCCGTTCCATCTTTGAGTTGGCTGCGAAGATCTCGGTTGTTGGAGTCAGTTCCAGTGACGCGAATGATCTTGCCAACGTCATTTTCGCTTTCGGCAATGGCAACCAACTGCGAGGGTTGGATGATCTGCATCAAGGTCGCTACATAACCTCGGTCATCCCATGCCCATTCTACAGTGTTGAATTTACCACCTTTATTAACATGGTATTGGAACAGACGATTGCGGAAGTAGACTGGGGAACCATCTACATTAACCGCAAGGGGAACGTCTATTCCACGGGGAAGAGCGATTGTGCAACCATCCCATCCTGTGCAAACATCAACGTCAGCAGTGGATTGCATCCAGTGACCAGACTCCATAAGGGTCTGAACTGCTTGCGTGATTTTGCGGTAAACTCTTTTCTCGTCAGTAGTTCCTAAAATCTCCGCACATTCCTCAAAGATTTGATCGACAAACATGACGATAAATTAACGCATGGAACCCTCGGATGCAATAGAATTCAGAAAATCTTCTTCGCTTGCCATTGCTGCATTTTCAGCGGCAGGTGCTTTGCCTTCTAGCGATTCAGTTGCGGCTTTTTGACCTTCAACGTCAGCGGCAAGAGCATCGATAACACCAGCGAGTTGCATGGCAATGCTGTGCAATTCGTCAAACTTAGACTTGGCAACAGAAATGGTGACCGCACCCTCTTCTGCCATTGGAGAAGGGATTCCGCTCATGTCTTCGGGAAGATCCATTCCCATTGCAGGTTCGGGCATTACTGCCTCTGTTGTTGGTTTTGCCATAAATTAATCTTCTTCTTCCTCGCCACCGATTTCAATCTCGATTTTAGTTGTTGGTTTTGCAGATTCTGCTTCTTCTAGTCCAGAGTCGATTGCCTCTTCATCATCCATCTCGTCTTCCATTTCCATTTCTGGTGAAGACTTGTCTGCCTTGATTCCACAGATGCAAAGTTCAACACAATGACGTTTGGTTTCTTTCCCATCACGCATTGTTGTCTCATCCTTCTCCATAGTCTTTTTGAATACAATGGTAGCAGTACCCTCTTTAGGAAGGTTTTTAAGACCCTCTGCGTTCTCAAAATAGAGTGATGGGTAATGGTAATCGCTTTTAGGCATTGCCATTTCTGGCATTGACATTGGCTTTACTTCTTCACCCAGATCCGTAAACCCAGATGGGAGTTCATATTTTTCTTTAGCGTATGGCATAGTGTAAGATTATTGCTATTGTTATTACTAGTATCGAAGGAATTGTCAAGTCTGCAATCAATGCTTTAAGAGTCCAGTATTTCGGATTCAACCCACCCAACACACTCATATCTTTCCTCAACTTACTTGGAGATGCCTCAATGTTCCGATGCTCGGATTGAGCAATCTCCCTGCCAGCAAATAAGAATATCCCTGCAATAGCTCCGATAAACGGGTCTTTTGTCAGAGCATATCCGATTCCTTGGAACGCAAGACAGATTAAGATATGAGATATGTTAAGGTAGTTTTTCAACTATTTAGCTTTCAATGCTGCAACTTCAGCAGAGAGTTCTTGGATAGCTTTGAGCATTGGAGCAATCAGTTCTTCGTAACCGATAGAAAGAACATCATCTCCACCTTTTACAGAGTGATCTTGGAATCCACCGAAATCAATGCCTTTAGAGTCAAGAACTGCTTTTACCTCTTGAGCAATCAAACCATGATGGAATCGGCTACGCTTCTTTGATCCATCGTGAGTGATGTTAGCAAGTTTTACGTCTTCCAGCCACTTGTCTTTAAGAACAACGTATGCTTCGTATGCAGCAAGTTCTTCTGCGTATTTAGCTTTGTCTTCGTCAGAAGCATCTTCTTTGAGTTCTGTTGGTTTAACAACAGATTTAGGTGCTTCTGGACGATAATCTTCACGCAAGTCCCACTTAAAATCAACTGGACGAAGTGCGTTTACGAACTCAAGACCAAGAGTTGTGTCACGAATATCAGCTTTATCACGGATGTCAGAACGATTTTGGACTGCTCCGTATGCGTAAGTTGTAGTAGCTGCATCTCCAAGCTGGATTTGGTTATCTCCAGTTACTTGAGCGTTATATCCAAATCCACCAATATTTGAAAATGTTGTATTGTTGGAAAGCGCAAATGTACCGCTTGCCGTATTGTAGTTTCCAGTTGTGTTGGAGTCGAGTGCGTTTACACCGCTTGCAGTATTTTCAATACCAGTTGTGTTTGCGAAAAGTGCGGTTGAACCGCTTGCAGTGTTGGCGTTTCCAGTTGTGTTTGATGCTAATGCTGATGCACCGCTTGCAGTATTTTGATATCCAGTTGTGTTATCTCGAAGTGCGACTGAACCGCTTGCAGTGTTGCTGTATCCAGTTGTATTATCTAGAAGAGAAGTTACTCCTAACGCTACATTTTGATAGCCAGTTGTGTTGGACTGGAGTGCAGCTACTCCATTGGCTGTGTTGTTGTATCCAGTTGTGTTGAGCTGGAGTGCGGATACACCAACTGCCGTGTTGTCTGCTCCAGTTGTGTTGTATTGGAGTGCGGTTGCTCCATTGGCTGTGTTGTTGGTTCCAATTGTATTGAACTGGAGTGCATTTACACCAGTAGCTGTGTTTTGTAATCCAGTTGTATTGGTTAAAAGCGCATTTCTTCCAACTGCCGTGTTTTGAAGTCCAGTTGTGTTTGCAAGCAGTGCGTCTCTGCCAATTGTTGTATTGCTTACAATATTTCCTGACCCCATTCCAACAGTAAGCCCGTTGATAAGCGTGTCTTTGTCGAGGTTGATTACGTTAGTTGTTGCTTTTGTGAGTGCCATAATTTTAGTTTTCTATTTTAGTTGATTAGTTGTTTGTTTGTTAAGCTACAGATAGTGATACTATGGTTATTTCTGATCCAGATGGAATAGGTGTCGAGAAAGTTAATGTCCTTGGGATTATATTGTCAATTGTGTAATTTGTTGATTTTTGGTAAATGCCATCTACATGAACCAAGTATGCTGGAGCAAGTATAGACAATGCACCAGTAATTGCAAATACTGTTTGAATACCATCTCCTGTATATGCCCATGCGTTACCAAAGTTTGTTGGTGGCAATACACCAGTTGCACCTGTGCTTCCTTGCGTTCCAACTCCAGTTGCACCTGTGGCCCCAGCCAAACCAGTTGCACCGACTAAACCAGAACTAACAATTGCAAAAATTAAGTTTTGTGCATCAATAAATTGTGAAATTCCTCCAGAAGTTACGAGCGTTACTGGAATAGAAATGTTGCTATTTAAAGTAACAACTGGAGTTGCTGTAATTTCCCAAGTTTGAAAATTAGTTGAGTTGCCTTGATCCTGAATGACAAATTTATCTCCTGTCTTGAACAACGGGAAGAAAACGTCAATATCATTCCCAAGTGAGTCAAGATGTGAAAGAGTTACATTCGTTGCAGAGTTTTGGGTAAGATTATTCCAAATAATCCGTCCGTTTGCTGGAACTCCTGAAATATTTACCGCATCTGCTTGGTAGTTATAGAACGATGACGATTGACCGGGCAATCCTGTGGCACCGACCAAACCCGTGGCCCCTGTCGGGCCACCAGATGGGCCTGTGGCCCCTTGAATGCCATTCAACGACACAATAACGATTGTTGATCCAACAGGAACAGCACTTGACATTACAAGAACATAAGGAATTCCAGCAGTAATTGAATAGTTATTTGGATCTTGAGTTACCCCATCTATACAAACCAAATACCCAATAGGATTAGTTGTTGTCGCACCAGAAATGTTAAATGTTGTTCCACCAGCACTAGAAGACCAACGCATTCCCCCAACTGGGCCTGCATTTCCTTGCGGGCCTTGGATGCCAGTGCTTCCAGTCGCACCCAATCCACCATCACCAGTAATTCCGATCATCCAATCCGCAAAGTTTCCG